CTAACACAGTCCTAGCAGCCCCACTTTCGGCTCGTAGTTCATGATGAGCAATTCCTTCACGTTCTGATTCCCGCCCTTGCTGACGGTGTAGACCGTTTCCGCTTCCTGAATTCTGAAAGCAGAGAAGGCTTCCCTGATCTCAGGGACGTCGTTGATCGAGAACAGGAACTTGCCTTCGATGCCGGAGAGGTGCTCGGCCATGCGCTGGAAGTCGGCGCGGGGGAAGATGTCTTTCCCGTAATCATCCTCGCATCCGTAGTATGGAGGGTCGAGGTAGAAGAACGTTCCATGGCCGTCGTATCTATTAAGGTAGTCCGACCAGTGGAGATTCTCGATGACCACTCCAGACAGGCGGAGGTGGACCTGGGACAGCTCTTCTTCCATGCGGACAAGATTGATGCGCGGCGGTGAGGCCTTGTCTACTCCGAAGGTGCCGTCCTGGCGTCCACCAAAGGCAAGGCGTTGGAGATAGTAGAACCGGGCGGCTCTTTGGATGTCCGTCAGGCCACCGGCGTCTTGCTGTCTTCTGAAATTATCGAACAGCTCGCGGCTCGTCAGGAGCCACTTGAACTGCTTGCAGAACTCTTCAAGGTGGCTCTGCAACACCCGATAGAACGCGATCAATTCGCCGTTGATGTCGTTCAGGCTTTCAAGTCTTGTTTGAGGCTTTCGGAAGAACACCCATCCAGCGCCAGTGAAGCCTTCGGCATAACGTTCGTGAGAGGGAATGAGTTTGATGATGGTGTCGGCGAGACGGGACTTACCGCCAAGCCAAGGAATGGGCGATTTCATTTGCTATCCTTTACTTTTGAGCCGTGCGCCTGTTATGCATCCTCGACCTTGATCAAGGTGCTGGAGCAGCAGGCTACGGCTTGTGGTTCGATGTGCCAGCATCGAGCCAGTGGGGGCGCGACTACGCCCCCGCCTGTTCCTTCAGCATGGCCCACCGGGTTATCCCGGTGGGCCTAGTCTCTTTTTAGCCTATTCAATTGTCACAGAGCGGTGCTAATCGATGATCGGCTTCGGGTTGTCCGTTGGTGTCTCGGACGATATATTGCAGCTATAACCACCTTGCCCTTCCAGCCGGTGGTCGACGCGGATCACGGACCAATCGCCGTTCACCTTGGAATTGACGTCGGAGAGAGACATCAGGGATTCGGCAGCCAAGACAGGGTTGCCCACGACGGTCAGATCAAGTGTTGCCGTGCCGCGCTCCAAAGCCGCGAGCTTTCCCTTGGCAGCGCCTTCGGCTTGTTCTTTGTTGGGATATGTAAAGGGCAATTTAAATGCAGGGTCTCCCTCACCGACGGTGACGTCGATTCGATCGGCCTGACCTGCATCGTGGTAATTCGCAGTCACAGCCTGATACTTGCCTCGGCTGGCGGCTTTCATGCTCCAGCTGCTTATCTGGTCGCTGGTGATGGAAACGGGCGTCAGAGCCTTCCCTGATACCGATTTCGACTCACCCCTGGGAGCGACAACAAAATATCCGGCGGCTGGTTTGAAGACGGCATCCCGCTCCTTGGCCAGTCTGGTCAGGAAGTGAAGATCGGACTCTTCCGCTTGGTCGACGTGGTCGACGGCCAATCTTGCGAGATCGGCGGAAACCTTGGCCGTGTAACCATGTTCCGAGGCAATGGTCTCGACAATCTTGCCCAGTGTGGTCGAGTCCCAGGATCGTACCTTGCGGCTCTTCATGGACTGGCGCATGTCCACGGCCTTCGCTCGTATGGTCATCACCGCCGGAGGGCCGTCATGCCCGATCTCGTCGACGGTATACATCCCCATACGGACAAGCCCTTGCTTCACATATCCCAGGAAGACTTCCAGCTCAGCGCCGGATCTGGGGAGAGCCACCTTGTCGTCGCGGTCATCTATGCGGAGCGTGATTTCATCCGAAGCAAAACCAGCCTCGTCGGTAATGGAGAGGGAGATCAGGCGGTCGGCGATGGTGGCGGTGACGTCCTTGCTGTCGGCGAGGATACGAAAGGTCGGCAGCATCAGTCCCAAAGCCTCACAGGCTGATCGTCTTCGGATGGAGCCAGCTCAGACAGCTCGATGACGATTCCGGCAGGGAACGTCAAGCCCAGGTCAGCCAGATTCGGATTGGCTTCCAGAACAGCCTCCACGGCACCTGATTGCTTGCCGTAATATCGCCAGCACAGCCAATCCAATGTATCGCCGTCCTTCGTCACATACTTGGCCATCAGGAATCCTCTCCGTAGTTCTCAAGCCGCACTCGGAAATCCTGCTTGAGGGGTGCGCCATTGTTCAAGTGGTGACTCCTGGTCTCTTCGATCGAAAGGATGCACCACTTGCCCCATACGTTGCCGAGGCCGTCGACAAGCAACAGCGGCTCGCCTTTTCCGGCTTCGTCCCGCATGGAATCGATTTGCTTCAGGCCACCATTATAATGAGGATAGATGGTCCCTCCCATCTCGATTGTATCCTCGCCAGGGCCGAGGTACTGCTTGGCCGGGAGACGGCCCATCCGTTGCTGGCTTGCCCAGCGCCAAGCGGTGTTCCTGCGGAAATCGTTGTATGCGGCGGTAGACACTGAAAAACGATATTCGCCCAGAGCCATCATGATTTCGCTAGCCATCGTACAGGTCTCCCGTTCCAGGTCTGCGGACCTTCCTGGCCACCTTCCTGGCCAGCTCCTCGATGTCCATTCCAGGAGCGGCGTGGACATGGATCACGACGCTCTTCTCGCCAGCAGCAACCACCGCCGGAGTTTCCGCCGGAGAACTTTCCAGGGCTTGTCCAGCAGCTTCTCCGGTCTTTTCGCCGATAATGTCGCCAATGACGGAACCAAGGACGCCGCCGACAGCGGTACCGATACCGGGCAGCACAAATGAGCCGAGCATCGCGCCAAGCGCTCCGCCACCCATACCGCCGACCATGCTTCCGGCTGTGCGGCCTACCCCGCTCTTGCTGCCGGAGCGGACAGCGCCGACAAGATTGGTCGCGCCCATGAGCATCCCCAACGGACGAAACGCCTTGCCAGCAAGACGCCCAGCTCCTTTGAACAGTCCACCACCTCTCCGCATCAGCCGACCGGCTCGACCAACTTTTCCGGCGCGACGGTTACTTCCACCACCAGAGTCAAAAGAGGAGCCTCCGCCTCCGAAGCCGCCACCGGGCCAATTAACAACCTCGACAGCCATGGGACCGCCCCCGGTCATCTCTCCCAATAAACCACCAGACTTGCCAGCTCCTCCTTTCTTATGCCTGGAGAAGAATCCTCGGACAGCCCCTACGCCGCGTGCGACCTTTCGTACCGCCACGGCAGACGCGACAGCAGCAGCCCCATATGTGGCAACAGTCATCAGATTGTCGGCTCCATCAGAGCCGAGCTTGTCCAGGAGGTTGGCTATTCCCTGAAGGACTCCAGTAAGCCGAGAATCGGCGAAGCGTTCAGCCGAGCCGTAGAGCATTCCAAGAGCCTGATTGAACGTCTTTGCGGCGCGAGCTGAATCCTCCAACGTCGTCTGACCGTCTCCCTGGACCGCCATAAACTTGTCGAGGCTACCGATCTGGCCAGTACGCTGGAACTCTGCGGCGGCTTGGTTGAATGCACGGATAGCTTCGGCGTCGAAAATGTTGCCCAGAGAGACTTTGTCGCCGCCAGTGGCCTGAACAATTTCGGCCATCAGTTCGTTAACCGGGCGAAGGACTCGCTTGCCTTCAGCGAGTTTCTCCGGGTCGAAAATCTCCAGGCCAAGCTTTTCAAGCTGCTTGATCTTGGTGGGATCGGTAAGAGACCTCATAACGGCTTCCCAGGCCGAAGCCGCCATCTCACTGGAGCCGGTACCCATACGGATTAGCTGGAGCGCCGCGCCCATCTCTTGGAGCGCCTGGACGCCGCCTCGACCGGCAGACGTGTATGCGGTGATGACCCGAGGACCGAGCGCGGCAATGTTCTGGAGCGTAAATGCGCCCATCTTGCCCTGCTTGTTCAGGATGTCGAGGGCCTCCATCACCTTCTCAGGGGCCGTGATGCCCATTTTCTGGAACTCGGCCATGATTTCGCCGACGTCCTTGCCCATAGCACCGGTGGCCTGGATGCCGACGCCGATGTTGCGGAGGTTCTGCTTTGCGAAATCAAGGTCGCCGGTTTTCTCGACGATCGCGTCCACAGCATCCATGATCTGGGCCGGATTGACGCGCACGTCCGGGGCCAGTGCCGCCGCATAAATGCTGTCCTTGAGCCGCTGGATTTCCTTGTCGCTCTTCCCGGCCTGGATACCGAGCCGGGTCATACGTTCCTGAATGTTGCCCACCTGCCGACCGGCGAGCATGAGAGTCGCGCCAGCTCCGAGTCCGGCCCATTTGTTGGCCATGCCATCAAGACCGCGATTGAGGAGCTTGCTGGCCATGCCAGCTTCGCGCATCTGCTTGATGTTCTTTTTGAGGTTCCGGCCAAGCCGCTGGCTTCCGGTGGTCGCATTGGACATAGACCGGGCAAGCCGTCCTGTTTCATTGGCCGCTTTGCCCGTTGCGCGAGCCTGATCCTCGGCAGCACGAGTCATGGCCCCCGCCCGTCCCTTGGCGAGACGGGCGGAACGGGACATATCTTTATCCGTTTTGCCGAGCGCTTTGGTAAGGGAGGAGTCAACTTTTCCCTTCAGGCGCAAGGAAGCGACCATGTTGCTCATGAACGACTAGCCTTCTTTCCTCTTGATCTTCTCGTCGCGAATCTGGACAAGCCAGTCCACGAAGTCGTCGACTTCCATGTTCTCGATCTCTGAGAACTGCTGACCGTATTCGCGAGCGAGAATTGCCATGCCCTGTTTGAGCAACGGCATTTCGGGGCGCTCCGGCGCGAGATTGTCGTAGGCTGCCTGGACGGCGTCCCAGTCAACCACCTCCAGCTCATCGATGACTTCGACAGGGACGTCGCACAGGTTAGCGGCGAGCAGGACGTCCTGATCGAAGGCGCTTCCATCAGAGCGACGAGCGACCTTCAGATCGCGAACCTTGGGACCGCGCATGGTCAGGGAGGTATACTGCTGACCATTGACCTTAACCTTTTCCTTCAACGGAATATCAATGTGCATTTAAACCTCGCTTAAACGCCCAGGGCGGAGTTGATGGCGGCTCGCAAATCCTTGCCGCCGACGATGAGAATGCCGTTGGCAGCGTCGACCTCAAATAGCTCTTCATCGTTGATGGTGATCTTGACGTAACTCAGGGAGAAGCTGGCCTTGAGCTGAACGTTTTCGCCTTTCTTCCATGACCCGAGATCAAGTTCCTGATACTCGCCGCGCATGTTGATGATGACCGGCCAAGTATCGCCGCCACCCTCCATGACTCCACGAAAGGTGATGGCCACCTCATTGCCGTTGGTAAAACCGAACAGCTTGATGTTCTGCGGATCGTATTCGGCCAGTGTCATGGACGCGGTCATCTTCTCGACCTCGCCCATGAATATATCCACCGGAGCGGCCATGCCGCCGCCGATGTATTCTTCCATCTTTTTGACGAGCTTCGGCGGTTCCAGTTCGGGAACCTTGCCGAGATATCCGTAACCATCCGCGAATGCGGTGTAGTCTTTCAGTACTTTGGGAAGGGCCATGATGATGCTCCTTTAGCTGGCCTGGAGGACCTGGTTGACCAGTTCCTCGTAGTAGCCGTTTTCGCGGTGCGCCCGGAAGGTCAGGTGTTCCAGGGGCGCGGGCGGTTCGATGTCGAAATCCAGGAAGAGCTTGCCCGCCATGAGCTGCTCTTTGGAGTTCAGGGACGGGTCCATCCAGCACTTGCCGCCCAGGATCGCGCCGAGGGTGGTCAGGTGGCGGAGGTAGGCATTGACGCTCTCCTGGATGTCCAGCACGAGGTTGGCGCTCAGGGGACGATCCATGGCCCAGAGGAAGGCATTCTCGATGGACTCGTAGATCATGTCAGCGGTGCGCCGCACGGACAGGAAGGCCCACATGGGATCGGACGCCGTGGTCCTGTTGCCCCAGAGCCGGTAGCCATCCTTCTGGACGATGGTGGCCACTTCGTTCTCGTTGAGGAGATTGGCCTCGCAGTTGGTGTCGGACAGGCTGAAATCAATGGGCCTGGAGACGCCGGTGATGCCGTTGATGATCTGATTGGAAGGCGACCACCAGAATCCCTTGTCATTGTCCATGCGGGAGATGATGCCAGCCACACGGGCGCTGGCGGGCTGATCCACGTTCTGGCTGGTGCCGGTGTCCCAGACCTTGCAGAACGGATCGACCACGTAGATGCGGTCGCTGCCCCAGTCGTCACGGTACGTGATGGCCTCGGTACGCGTGGTGTTGGGGCCATCCGCGATGATGATTGCCCGGAGCCTGGATGCGATGCCCTGGAGTTCAGTGACAACGGCATTGGCCAGATCACCAGTGCGATCCGAGGAGAAGCCCGGAGCGCACAGAATACGGGGCGTTACCTTGACCTCGCTCTGGGCGGCCAGGAATGCATGGACGCCGGTCCCGGCGGTAGCATCGCCCACAAGGTTGGAAATGGTGGCGGCGAGGTCCACGCCTTCCTCGACGCGGATCACGACGACCATGGCTCCGGCCTGGTCGAAGATGCCATCGATCGCATCCTTGAGCGTGCCGGTACTGCCGAGCGTCGAAGCTTCCCTGGGATTGCCAGCGATGAGCACCGGCGTGTTGAGAGGAAAGATCGCCGCATCAGCATCCGGCGCCGTGCCGATCAGACCGATAACCGAGGACTTGACGGTCCTGATCGGCCTGGTTCCATCGTCGATCTCGACGACTTCGATTCCGTGCAAAAACTGTTCGGGCATGGTCGTTACTCCTTGTTTAACTCGTTAGTTATATGATGACCCCGCCTACCCCGCCGCCACGGGCAGCCCGTCCTCGCCCAGGGTGGTGCCGTCCGGCCAGCCGTAGTCGGCCATGAGCAGGGCGGGTACGCCCTCGGCAGGCACCGGGGTGCCGCCCGCGTCCGGCTCGCTGTCGAATGCGGCCAGCACGCGGACAGGCTGATCCGCGCCGTTGCGCTGCTCGGTCAGCCAGGCGGCGCCAGCCGGGTAGCCCTCATATCCCTGGTGCACGAACCGCTCGTCGTACACCTCGCCCGTCTCCGGGTCGTTGATCACCCGGTTGGAGAGACCCCATATCTCGCCCAAGGGGGCAACGTCGCCGGAGACCAAGGCATAGCCGAGGTCGATAATGTCATACTCTGCGTAGATCATGCGATGCTCCTGCCGCGGACGCACGGCCACGCCGCCATGGTCACGCTGGCAATATCGAATTGTGTGGTGTAGCCGGTGCCACCGTAGGTGATGAACCCGAGCAGGGCCTCATTGTTGCCAGCCGCATAGACAAACGGATCACAGCCGTGAGGGGCCAGGCGCAGGATGTCACACGCCGGAAAGTCGTTGAGCACCCCTGGCAACCCCAGCGCCAGCCCGGTAAAGTGGGTCCCGGACGTGTACTCGACCGAGTGGACGACATACACGTCGCCCCCGTCGGATATGAGGCCGTTGACATCTACGCCGTTGCCGAGTCCGCCAGTTACCGAGTGGCTCCACTTGAATGAGCCGGCATCAAATGTGCCCCGCATGGACAACGATCCGGCGGCCGCAAAAAACGACATCCACGAATCATGAGTGCTGGTCTTGTAAAATACGTTACGCAGCCCAAACATGACCGAGAACCCCGTAGCCGATGAGAGGATAGCGTTGTACAGCGCATCCGGTGCCCGAAACCCCATCCGAGTGCCGCGTGATATCCGCCTGATACCTCCGACAGAGCCAACGCCGCCCGACTGTGTCAGTACCAGGGCGGAGCCGGTCAGACCCAATCCCACGCCGACCTCGTTGCTCGATGCCGCGCCGTTGCACTCGCAAACGTATATGTCGTCCGTGGCCTCCGCCTCGGTCTCGGGCAGCGGGGTAAACGTGTACCGATACGGATCAACGCCGCCCTGCCCGCCAAATGCCAATCTGCTCATATAACCTCCTACCAGCCGGTGACGGCCTGGGTGCATGTGTATTGTAGCCAGATGCCCAGCAGCTGGCAGTCCGCCGCCATGGGGGTGGCCCCGGCGTCCACGTCGCGCGTGATGCGCAGGTGGATCAAGTCGCCCAGGGCCGGTGCGCCCTCCACGGTCAGTCCGGCGGACGCGGGCGAGACATGGGCCGCGCCCACAGCCTGGGCCTGATCCGCAATGGTCACGCCAGCCGCCGCAAAGGCGGCGTCCAGGCTCTCGCCGTCGCCCAGGGCCACGGCCTGGGCCACCAGGGTCATGTCCTCGCCCGCCGATGCGCCCTCGCCGGGCGTCCAGACGGCCTTGAGCTTGATTGGCCCCCGGTCCCACGCCTCGGGCATGGGGTAGGTGATCTCCACGCTCGCGTCCGCGTCGCCGGGCAGCGACCGATAGCCGTAGCGCTGCCCATGAGTGTCGGTGGCGATCACCCCGCTGGCCGCGCCGCCGTCATCGGTGGGCAGCAGTGCGCTGGCGTCGATGTAGTCGGTCTCAATGGCGGGGATGATCGGATGGGTGTGGCCCGCCATGGCATATTCATCGTGCGTGTGTCCTGCATCCGCCTTGTCCGGGTGGGCGCCAGGGGCGGCGTCGTGGTCGGCGATGGACTGGACCACATATTGCCGGGTGGCCAGGACCACGGTGGGGTCCACCTTGATCTGGATGGTCCCGGCCTCGCCCGCGCTCATGACCAGGTGCATGCGCACCGTCATCTCGGCCCCGGCCCCCTCGCCCGTTGCCGGTTTGACAGAGTCGGCCAGGTTGCCCACTGCGAACAGGTTGCCATCGGCGTCGAACAGTCCAACCTCACGGACTGTCCAGCCGCCCTGATTGCTGGGAATGACCATCTCCGCGATGACATGACCAGCGTCCTGAGGATTGATGTAGATCGTATTGACGGGGATTCGGTAGACCTCATTGACCAGCTCGGTCATGGTGACCAGCGGCGTGATCGCGCTACCGCCTCCATCGCCAACCGCCATTTCGGCGAGCTGCACGTCCTGATTCAATGCAACGGCATTGGCGATGGACGCTTGGCCGATTGCGGTCAACAAACAGAAATAGGTGCTCATGCGCCAGCTCCTTGGTATTCGATGTCGATTATGGTGTAGACGGCAATGCCAGCGACGAACTGAATGCTGGCCTCAACGTCCTGATCTTCTGGAATCCAGGGGTAGACATCCACGGATATGCCGACCTGGGAGTGCATGGCAGCCTGTACGACCGCATCGCCGGATAGATAGACGTCCAACCCGTCGAGGTGGGAGCGGACGTTCTTTGTCTTCTTTGTGATCTCCTCAATGATGGCATAGGTCATGGCCGACAAGCCTTCATCCACGACGTCGACCGCCAGCCTGAACGTGTGCGGATCGCCGCCATACTCAAACCACTCCTTGACGATGGCCCGGATGTTGACGGCGCGGAACGCTTCTTCGACGGCGTAGGGAGTTCCCTTATGCCGGTGGACCACGATGGCAGCCTTGATAACCTGTCGCTTCTTGGCCTCCGGCCATGCGGTATTCCACACGTCGACGGACAGTGCCCAGGCGAGCCAGGGCAGCAATTCAGCCGGACAGGTGTCGGGGTTCCACAACTCACGGATCGGTACCGGCACGTCCGACAATCTGGACAGTGCGGAGGCGATGGCCTTCTCGTCAGTGGTCGCGTTGGGCGGCAGTAAATGGTCAGCCACTACGCGCCTCCATGGGAAAGAGTGATGCCTGTGCAATAGGCTGCTTCATTGGAGGCAACGGCGACGGTTGCAACGGGGGTCGTGAGTTCGACTTTCTGGACGCCTTCCTGGTGGAGAGCTGCATAGATTGCGGAGACATTCACGTCCTGGCCAAGCTTGTGGCTTTTGATCGTCAACGCCTCCACGGCGGACTGTGCGGCCTCGATGACGACAGCCACATCCGGGCCGCCGCCGATGGTGAGCGTGGCCTCGATGGCGTACTCGATGATCGTCGCGGCCTCGACCGTCACTTGGTCGGTCAGGGGGCGGACAGTCCTGTTATCGAGAGTGGCCAGAACGGAAGCGAGCAGATCGGCGCTGGGAACGCCCTTGTCAGTCAACCCCAGGACTGTGACGACGACTTCGCCCGGATTCGGGCTGTCAACGCTGGCGTCCTTGACCCCGGCAACGGCCAGGGCGTGAAAGATGTATGCTCCCTCGGAACCGGCGACGGTCTGTCCTTCTAGGGAGAGTTGGGTACGGCGGCGCAGACTCGTATCGTCCTCGTGAGTCGGCGGGATGGGCGGATACTTGTCAGGATCGCCGAGATCGATCATCTGCCGCTCCACGCCGAACAGCGCGGCAAGCTGGTCGAGGTCGGAGCCTTTGGAATGAGCAAGCATGACCGCCCGCGCAGCATCATTGACGCGCTGCCGGAGATTGACCTCTCTATAGGCCGCGACCTGGAGCACCTTCATGGCCGGATCGGACTCCAGAGTAGCGTCGAAGTCGGGCATGACGGCCTGTAGGTCGGCAACCATGTCGGCGAGCACCTGCTCATAGTCCAGGCTCTCAATCACATCCGGCGCAGACAGGCTGGACAGGTCGATATCTCCGTATCCACCGCTCATACGACAATCCCCTCCAGAGTCACGTCCTTGCCGTCCGGCAAGTATTTACCTTCAAACCTCAGGACGAGAGTCCCGTTGCCTTTAGCCTCGGCCACCTCAATCCGAGCAAGTTTGAAGCGCGGCTCCCAGCGATCAAGCGCTTCGGCCACGGCGGCAAAGATGTCCACGATCAGCGCGGGCGTCATGGGCCGATCCATCAGGTCGAACAATCGAGAGCCGTAGTCGCGGCGCATGACCCGCGTCCCGATGGGCGTGGTCAGGATGTCCCTGATGGACTGGTAGAGATGGTCAATGCCCGAAAGGGCCTTGCCGGTGACGCTCATGCCGTTCATGGACTACTTGTCCTCGCTCTTCTGGGTGGTGGTTTTCTTGGTGCCCTTGAGTTTTATCTGGCCGCTCATGACCGGATAACGGGCTGCCGCATCGGACAGTTTGATGGTCTCGTTTTTTTCACGCCAGAGCCCCTGGATGCGGCCACTCTTTTCGACGGTGTATTCTTTGAGTTCCATTTAAACGCTCCTTTAATGTGAGTGATGATTGGTATTGCCGCCGCCATCGATGACCGTGCCGGTGGCCGAAATATTGCCAGTAACACTCAGGTTGCCCTGAATGGCCACGTCGCCCTGGGTGTTGATCAACGGAGCCTTCAGGTTCATGACTTGCCCGGCTTCAGCGGAGACAGTCTCACCAGCTTTGACATTCGCATGGCCAGGGACGTCCGCCGTCAGAGTTCCTGTCGCCTCGTCGTACTGAATGATCGCTCCATCCGGGTATTCATGGAGATGGACATCCGGCGAATTGGCCGGAGGCGTGGCCGCATCCTGATAAAAGGCCATCATGACCTTGCCCTGGGCGAGGTCGCCGCACGGGGATATGACCATGACCTGCTCGCCCACTCTGGGTGCCCACCACGTCTTCTCGCCCATGGCGCGTGTGGTCGCCCACTGGAGCCATCCGGTGAGGATGCCACCCGACCGGACGCGGCAAAGCGCCTGCTCGTAATCGGCTTCCTCGACCTTGCCCATGCGGATCATCGAGCCGACGATCCGCTCCAGCTCGGCCACGCGGTACATCAGATCATCAGACATCAGGCTTCCCCTCCGATTCGCTCGTAGTCTTCCTCGTGGCCGATGCCGATGTCAGGAGACTGACCGGCATACAGCTCGGTCGGCATGACGCCTTCAGGCTGCCAATCGGGATCGCCCAGGCGGACGGTCTGCCGCCACTTCACTTCCCACATCTGGACCTTCTTGGCGGACAGCTCCCCGCCGTAAAGGTTGCGGGCTGTCGGAGATTGGGACGGGAATGCATAGTCACAGCCGAAGGACTGGCCTTTGGCCAGAAGCCGGGTCAGCTGCTCGGACAGATTCACGGCAGCCACCTCACGGGGAAGCCCTTTCTTGTCCGTGGTGATGATGGCGAGCGAGAGCCCACACGTGTAGTCCACCTCGCCACCATCCACTTCCGCTACCTTGGAAAACTCGTACACGGCCACACGGAAAGCAGGGGCCTGGGTGGATATCCTCCCCAGCTCCTTCAGGTCGAACTGGCCAGGATGCGTTTCACAGGATTCGACATCCGTGAACCGGGCCTTCAGATCAGCGACCAGGGCATCCAAAAATGCGTTTATGCTGCTCATGCTTCACCCCGGAACGGTTCGGCCATGTACTCTTCCACGATCCCCTGGATCGCCCGTTCATCTTCACCGTTGATGCCGAGGTAGGGCCGCGCTTCAATGGTGACGGACTTGACCTTCACGAAACCATCACCGGCACGGAACACCAGATAGCCGCCGGGGTCTTTTGGCATAATCAGAGCGCCGAACTGGTGAACAGCGGCGTAGACCATGTTGGAGCCGACCTCGGCCCCGGCGCGCCCCGATTCATAGGTGATGGAATCGCGCAGATGTCCATGATCGGTCAGGGGTTGCCCACCATCAGCCTGGGACCGACCGGACGGGAGCCAGTAGGCTCCATTGGGCGCTTGACCATCCTCAAAGCGCTGTTGGACAGACCCCACCAGATACATGCCGATATCGTCGTGCAGGTCGGACAGGTCGGACAGCTTGCGGCGCAGATCGTCCAAGGGGACACCCGCCGAGGCGGTGTCGAGTTCAAACTCCATATGGACAGCCACTAGAACCCCTCCAACTTGTCATCGGAGAAGGGGGAATCCGGCGCAAAGATCAGCACTCCGCCGCCGGTGACATTGCGAGGGGCTTCCACCAGATCAAGCTGGCGGACGCCCCTCGCGATCTCGTTGAGACGCTTGTCGGCGGTCTTGTCGCGCTCCTTGATGAGTTCGTTCATCTCAGCGCCGTTGGACGGAATGAGCGCCACGGCCTTGTCAATGCAGATGCGCTTGATGATCCCCGGAACGGTTTCCAGCGGCAGCCGGTACCGGACGCGGATCGCGGAGTCGATCTCCTCGGAAGCATCGGCCAGGGCGGTGGCAATGACAGCCGTGTTGAGGTTGCCCTCGCCGTCATCACCGGCAATGCCCCAGAGTTCGTCTTCGCCGAGGCGATCAATGACTTCCTGAACCGTGGCGTAGCTCATTACTCGTTACCCTCCGGGTATCCATCCCAGGCGTATGCGATCTCAGCGGCGGAGACGTCATAGCCGAGCTGGCCGATAACGCTGGCCGCTTTCGGGAAGCCGCCCTTGGTGAAGTCCTTGACGGAGTCCAACTCCTCGATGACGCACATGATGGCCTGGGTCAGGGCATCGCCTTCAGGCTTGGTCGGCTCATTGGAGCTGCTGCCCTGGAGCGTCTCGTCACCGGAGGTGCCAGAGGCTTTCGCGATCACGCCGAGCTTCAGCAGAGGCGCGGCCTGTTCTTCGGTCAGGGCGACGGTGTCGCCCATGCCGAGCCGGTCGCCACTGTGATGCAGCTTGCCGATGACGGGATAAGTGAGTTCTTTGGGCATCGTTCCTCCCTAGAAGAGGTTCTGGATGAGAGCGCCGCACTCGGCACCGACCACGACTTCGCCGACGATCTCGCCAGCGACGGTCACGATGCCGCCTTCCAGGCCGATTTCTTTCTCCGGCCAGGAACCGGCGATGCGGCGGCCCTTGGGAACGGTCATGCCCCAGGTTATGCCGCGCTTGGTGTTCGCCTGCTTGGAGCGGTAGTGCAGAGCGCAGAAGTTGCCCCAGCACGGCTGGAGGTTCAAATCCTGCCCCTTGCGAGCGGCGTTCACGCGGGTTGCTCCGACGAGGAGTTCCTCGATCTCCAGGTAATCGGCGACCTGCTTTTTCGTCAGTGCGCCTTCGCCCAGAGCGCCCTTGATGGCCTTGATGGCCTGAGGGTTGGTGCGGAGCTTGGTCCAGCCGGGAAGGCTGAGCGTCATCACGTTGGGGCGCATGAGCGGACCATCGATGATGCCGAGGAGCTGTTCCAGGGGATCGCTGTTGGCCGCGTCAGACCACATGTCGGTCCCGGAGAGCGTGATCACGTTGTCGGGGCTGTAGTTGGCGGCATTACCGGCCAAGCCAGCCACGCGGATTTCGCGGTTCAGGGTGACGAAGTACATGATGTCGCTGACAGCCTCGTTGACCGGGTTGAGGCCGTTCTTCTTGGCGTCCTCGATGTCCTTCTGGGAAATCTTGATCTTGAGGCCATGATCTTCGGCGCTGCCGGTTTCCTTGGCCGCGCTGGTCTTGACCTCGTTGGCGACGCCGGTCGGTCCCAGGGTGTCGTCGGGTGCCGTGAAGAACGTGCCTACGGGATACCGGAGGTAGCTGAATTCGCGGGTGCTGACCGGGGTGCAACGCGGCATGACGTCGTCGCCGATCAGCGCGAAATCGGGATTGCGATAGGCGATGGCCACGGCGGTGGCTTCGGGATCGACCGGGAAATTGGCGAGTTTAACCATTATTTAAACCGTCCTTTACGGCAGGATGCCGAGGTTGAAGTCAAAGGCGACGATGTCGCCAGCCACAGCCGCGACGTCGGCGAATCCGATGATCCGGCTGCCGGACACGGTGGCCTTGATCGCCTTGCCGTCGGCGTCCGAGGTCAGCGGATCGCCAGCGGCGACGGTGCCGCCGAATTCGATTTCGGGGATGCCGGACTTGACGATGTCGATCACGCCGCCGTCTTCAGCTCCCACTTCGGTGGAGACGCCGCAAAGGGCGTCGGTAGCGGCAGCGCCCTGGGCAACCATGCCATCGGCGCTTCCGTGCTTGACGATGCGGTTGGGGTAGATGGTCCCTTCCGCCTTCTTGGATTTGATCAGACCGGGATTGCTCATGGCCTACTTCTCCTTGTGCTTTCCGGCCTTGACCGCCGCGACGGCCTGGACGGAAGTGATTTCGATACCCTTGGCCTTCTGGCTGTCCATGAAGGCGACAGCCTCGGAGGCAAGCTCCTGGGAGTCCATGCCGTTGTCGTCGCCTTCGCCGTCGTCGGCGGAGAGTTCGGCGAACTCGGCCACGGTGCCGAGGCTGGTCAGCAGCCCCTTGAAAAATTCACGAGGGGTGGATTCCTTGGCATCATCACCTTCAGCAAAGGCGACCATGTCATCCTTGCCGTTGGGCAGCTTGGCCATGAAGGCAGCCACACCGTTGGAAAGACCTTCGGTCATCTTGCCGTCAGCGATCAGCTCAGCCACAAAGGCATCGGCCTCGGCACGAGCTGCTCGCTCGGCGAAGGCAGCTTCGCGCTTCGCCAGACCCTCTTCGCGCTGCTTGAGGGCAGCTTCCATTTCCTTGGACACATCATCCTCCTTGTCGGGATTGGGTTTGTCGGACTCCGAAAACGCGGGATCGCCATCAGCGGCCCGATCGGCGGCAGCCCCTTCGGTCAGCCACTGGACGTCCCATTGGTCGATGGCCTTGTCGGCCTCTTCCAAGCCGAACTCCTCGATAAAAAAGTCGCGGAGCCTCTGGAACATACGCGGCACGTATCGATCCACGGTGTCGCCGAACTCGACGACCACGCACTCTCCATCATCTTCGCCCAGCTCGGCGGACTTCAGGCCCTTCACAGCCGGAGGCTGAGCGCCCAGGAAGCCGATATGGCAAAGCCCCCAACCATTCTCGGCGTAGCTGGAGGCATGACCGGGGGGATAAAGCTTGGCAGAGATTTTCTTGAACTTCCCGGTATTGACCATCTCGGCGAATTCAGGATCGACCTGATCGAGTTCGGCCAGGAGAAGGCCGTCCTGGGCGATCAGCCTCTTGGCCCAGCCATAGGCGGGGTCATCAGTTTTCGGGTGGCCAATGACAGCCGGGGCCTCATGCTTGGCGGGATCGTAGCCTTCGGCGAGCTGAGCGACATCCGCGTCCGTGATCGTCCACGTCTTGCCGTTCATGTCCGTATGCGTTCCCGCTCTGAAAATCTGAATCAGCGGCACATCGCCACCTCCTTCGCGTTGTGGATGGGGTTTCAATCAGTTCTCACCTTGTGCGAGAGGCACAAAAAAAGGCACCCGGAACAGTTCCGGGTGCCTTTGGCGGGGTGGTCGATGCTGGAGGCAAACATACGACATCGGGGCGAAAATGTCACCATGCTGGTTTTCTTCAGTCCCTATAGAGGATGGACCGCCCCGTCATTCACTTGGAATTGCGTTTAAATTTTGCTTTAAACAATTTCTAGACTCATCGTCCGCATCCGCCATGTCAAAACGCCTTACGGGGCGAATCCAGCGGTACGGGTTGACCAGGGCTTGCGCGAGGCTTACAGTCTTTTTACGAAGGCTCGGATGCGAAGATGGCTCGCGCAATCCGTGCCGGGCGGTCGAGTGGCCATCTCACTCATGACCCCCATCTCTTACTTTCCCCACATCAGACGCCCTCTACGAAGACGATTCAGCTCCTGGACCCTGCGGATCGGGATGAATGTCCAGCCGGTGAACATGCCCCTGGAGGCATTGGCCACCAGAACTAGCAGCTTGTCTTTCTCAAGCGCCACCAGCTTGATGAGCCGCTTCCTGAGCACGACCTTGCCGGTCGCCGCGCTCTGCTCGAATGTCATCCAGATTTCATAGGGGTCTTCGATCAGCTCCGGCAAAAGCGGGATGAACGGTGAGCGGGATATGTCGATATGTTCGGCCAGCGTGGCGGCGTCCACCAGAAGCGGAGAGCCGTCGGCCAGGGTGAACACCTTTTCGGCCTCGCCGCCGATAGCCTTGCGGATCATGCCCTCCATCTCGCTCGTGTCGGCAGCCTTGGCAGCCAGCTTGGCCACCGGCTTGTCCGCCGGAACTTTGGCCGGACGTCCGGCTTCCATGTAGCCGCCTTCGGTCAGCGGCTTCCAGTGCTTGGCACCCGACGTGTTGAATTGCCGGAAGGCATCCTCGGAAAGCTGACGCCCCCAAGCCGCCTCGCCCTGGTTGCTCGCGAAGCCAGGATGAATGCCTTCAGGAGCCTTCACGGTACGCGCCCCGGTCGGCGTGTTGATGGTATGTTCCACATACTCGATGTCGGGATCGTCCGAGACGGACAGGCCACGGCGCTTGAGATCGCGCTCGGTGAGCACCTGGACGGTACAGCGGCAGCCCCATCCGTTCATGGGGTAGTGGGCGCTCCAGAACGGATGATCGACCGGCAGGATCAGACCGTGCCACTTGCGATGCTGATCACGGGTACGGTCATCGATGACGGCCACATATTTGAGGTAGACCTTTTCGCCACGCTTGCCCCTGACCTGGGCGAGGCGCTGGGCTTGCTGCCAGCGGCCAGCCATATGGGCCTGCCGGAGATTGGTATGGTAGATGACGCGGGTCCGCCAGCCCCGACCGCCGTTGTAGCTCCAGCCGTGGCGCTCCACGATCTTGTCAAAGTCCTTTCTGAAGTCGGCAAGCGTCGTGCCGTCCTGAATGGCTTTCTGGATGGCACCCTGGAAGTCGGTGAGCAGATCGTCCTTCGTGGCACCGGCCACGACAAAGGCGCGACCGTGTTCCTTCTCCCAGATATCCGTCCAGTGGGACGTTGGGAGCCGGACCTTGTTCTTGAAGGTGTCGATGGCTTCCTGGAAGGGAGTGCCGCCCTGTTTGATGCTAGTCGTCATCCTGAGCCGCCATCCCCTGGAGAGTGGAAAGAGCACCGGCGCTGGCCATGAGCGTGGCGAGGCTGTTCAGGTCGAGGTCGGGAACGGCATCGAGCAGCCGCTCGCTCAATTCCTCCAGTGTGGTGACTGTCGGATCGTTGACCAGCTCCTTGATGATATTGATGGCATCCTGCATCTCTTGAGCGGCCAGCTCGTCGAGCTGATCCGTGAGCACGTCCACATCGTCGCCGTCCCCGGCTTCTGCAAATGACGCCGAGGAGCCGCCCTGGGGAGCGGACGCCGCTGCCTCTTTTCGCTTCCATCCATCGCCATGGCGACGGCGCAGCTCGTCGTCGGTGTACTCGTATCCCATCTCGTGCAGCTTCTCGTCGCGCTCGATGTTCGACTTGACCTCCTCGGGGTCTTCGATGATGCGTGAAACCTTCGGATAGGCAGCGCCGGGGAAGTTCCAGTCGGTGAGCCACCGCGCCGGGCCATCGTTGAAGGATTCGCACACGAGATCGGCATCGGATTTGATGATGTCCAGGCGGACCTGGCTATGTACGTTGGCGGTACCGACATGGGGCTTGGCGTCCGTGGTGCCGGTCTGGGAGAGGATGATCTTGGCGATGTCGCCGTCCCAATAGAGCAGGAACTTTTCGTAATCGCCGCCAGCGGACTTGAGCGCTTCCAGAAGCTCCAGCTCAAATCCCTTCGGGATGGCCATGGCTCCACGAGTGCGGATGGCCATGGCGGCTTCCAGGGCCGTTTGCTTGGCTGCCTGATCGGCGGTGTCGGCGGGATACTTGGCCAAGGCCGTGGGAGCCGCGAAGCGATCAAGATAAATCGCCCAGAACTTGGCACCGTTCCGCTTCAGGTACACCGGCCAGTACAGATAGTAGGCGAGGCCGCGACCGTAGGGAGAGTCATCGTCATCGGCTCCGGCGCTGAATGTCCAGAACTTGCGCTCCGGCATGACCACGCCGTCGGGATTCCCCATCGTCCTGAGCCGGACGTTGCCGTCCTTGTCAAAGAGGAACCGCTTGGCCTTGCGGACCTTGATGTCCTTGAGAATGACCTTCCCGTCTTCCATTTCCCACATGCACTCGGCGACAGCGTATCCGTAGAACACACCGGACAGCATCATGCGGGTCTTGCGGTCGAATTTGATATTGCCGAGCTGCTTGCGGAGGAAGTCGGCGGCATCGCGATCCCGCTGGTCATCACCGCCGGGGGTGACTTCCCATTCGCGAGCGATAACCGCGTCCCGGCGCTGCTGGAGGCAGGATTCAACCTGACCGTCGCGCATGAGCTTTTCATACTCGGCGAGATCCCCGCCCAAGGATTGCAGCACACGATCCTCGTTGGGCACGATTTCGCCGACATAGGTGTCGAGATCGTTCATGCCGCCAGCGGCGGAGTATTCCATCAGCTCGGCGCTGGGCGTTGTCTTGGTATCAGTCATTGAATCCACTCCAGTCGATTCCGTTGTCTAAGATCGAGGTGATGTCGGTATTGCCATGATCCGGCCTGAACATGCCGAGATCGCGATGCTGGCCACCGACGAAGAACTCGCACGGCGCAACATCGTGCAGCGTGGCGATATAGCCCAGGGCCAGGGCGATGGCGAAGTCGCCATGCCGCTTCTTCTCCGGTTCCTTCAGGTCTTTCTTGGTGAGCTTGGGCAGCTTGATGATGCCGTCGATCACCTCCAGGGCGCGAAGGTCGTTTCGGAGGTTGCCGTCTTTGGGCAGATCAAAGACGTCGTCGGTGAAAGCGTCCTGGAAGAGACGCATGTGCTCCCTGTACCAAGCGTCATTGAGCGTCACCTGGATGATACGGTCATGTCCGAACTCGTCAGCGGTATATTCGGCCAGGATAGCGCCGCTGCCGGTGGCATCCATGGCTCCGGCCCGGAAGCGCGGCAGATGCCGGATGCAATGCCAGATGACTTGTTGTTGCTGCTTGGTCGGCACGTTGTGCATCTCGATGACGAAAGGCACGTACCGGGATAGATTGTTCGGGACCGCGATCGGAGCGAACTGAGCAAAGTCGCGATGTCGGGCATAGTCCGATCCGAAGGAATGCTCGATGGAGGTATCGAGCTTGTCCAGGAGCGGCTGGACGTGGAGCCGAATCCAGTCCTCGACGAAGCTCTCGCGGTATTCCTGCGACTTGAGTGCCCACTCCTTGTCGAAGGACAGACGGAGCACCGGGCGCTCCTCGCGCATGGCTCGCTCGATGAGCACGGTGGGGATGGCCACGCCGGAGCCGTCGCGGGGAATGCAGTCCAGTTCCTCGCGCATGGCCGCTTTGTTGGAGCCATACGACCGGCGGATTTTTCCGTACCACTCTTCCTTGCCCTGGGCAGTCGCCTCGCGCCCCTTCATAAAGCAGACGCGCTCATAGAGGCCGTTTTCCACGGCCATGTCGAAGTCGACGTAGAAGACTTTAAACGCATTCTCGCCAGCTCGTGCGTCTTTAATGAGCTGATTAAACGCGTTCTGGGTGCCGTTGTGGGTGGAGATGATCCGCACTTTGCCGCCCCAGATCAGGAGAGCGAGAGCGGCATCGATGACGGCCTGGACGTTGTTGTGGAATGCGGCCTCGTCGATGATGACAATGCCCTGGAGGCCACGGATGTTCTCCGGGCGGCTGGACAGCGCCATGATCTGGAAGCCGGTGGCGAATCGGATACGGTAGGCGGTGATGTAGCGGGTCTGGTCTTTGACCTTGTCGTAGTCCTCGAAAAGGACCATCTCGACGCCGGAGTGGCGCATGTCCTCGGCACCAGCCGCCATGACCTTGGCCATGTGGGCGCAATAGCCGATAAACTCCAGGCCCTTTTCCTTGGTGTCGCCGATGTAATAGACGTTGTCGCCGCCAGCGCTCTTTTGCGAGGCGGCGGTGATGGCCACGTCCAGGGCCGTGGCAAAGGTGATGCCGGTTCGGCGTCCTTTCTCCGCGATCGTCAGGTCTTCGCCAGCACAGAGCTTGAGCCAGTCGGACTGATGCGCCATGAGCACACCTTCCAGGCGTGGATCAAGGTCGGCTCTGATCTCTCGCACGCTGGCCGGGAACTCCTCGGCAGCGACGAGGCGCTTTACATCTGCGACGGGAGGCATCAGGCTCATCAGCGAACCCCCAGAACCTTTTCGCGCCAGAAGCGAGCCTGCTCTTCATCCAGGCCCTTTTCGACTGCCGCTTCTTCGACAGCGTTGGCGGCGTCTTCCAGGGCTTGCTTGCGGGCCTCAATCTTGATCTTCAGCTCGCGGTCCAGATCGAGGTTGCTGGCCAAGGCGATGTTCTTCAGCGTCAAGGACAGCGACTTGAGATCGCCCAGGTCAAATTCGATGTCGCCTTCGTCGCCTTCAGCATCAAGCATCTTGTCGAAGACCAGAGTCTTGAGCATCTCGGATGCAGCTCGGCCCAGGTCCGTTTTCTTTGCGGCTTCGCCCAGGTTGGATGTCAGGCGGTCGGCATAGTGGCGAGCCATCTTCATCCGTTCGTCCATCTTGCCGACACGCGATGCATATCTGCTGAGACCGGAGCGGGAGAGCGGCTCCTCGCCACGATCTTCCAGGACGAGATTGAACCGCTCCAGGATGGTTGCCTGAGGGGTGCCATCGCGCAACGCGCTGTTGATCGCCACCCGCAGCTCTTCATCCAGGAGATCGATTCTCGACGGCTTGCCTCGTGCCATATCAAGCTCCCTTCATGGCACTAGCCATGCCAGCGACAAACGCGCTGCCGAGCAGGACGGCCCACCAGAACGGACAAGAAACGTCTTTAAAGAAGACCTTCCAAAAGCCAAACCCGGCAAAGAGAAAGAGGTTTATCACGAGTAACAAAACGAGAGGCGCTTTGATTGCTTCCCACATAAGTCCTCCTACAGAGACGGCGTATCGACGCCGGAAGCTTTCATCTGCCCTTTGGCCACCTTCGCGCCATCCCTGGTCAACTTGGCCACCATGCACCCCTCGCATTCACCGGACAGTTCGATCAGGCCGTTGCTGGCCAGCCACTCCAGTTGAATCCGAAGACGATCGCGATCCGCGTCAAAACCGAAGCTCCGACTCGTGATTTTCTCGATGACGGATTCGTTGGCGGAATGACCGGAGAGTTCGAGCAGAATCCTCAGGATGCACAGGCGGAAGTTCTCAGTGATGTGTTTGATGTATACGGAGCTCATGTCTAAGCCTTTTGATTTCTGAGGAAGTTATCTAACCGGGTGGCTAGCTCCCTCGTCGATTTCTGCGCTTCCTTGACGCCCTCTATGCGCTCGGCCAGGACTCGGACATCGCCCGATAGACTTTCCAGGGCGAGCGTCAAACTGGAGATTTCGTCGCCAGTGGGAAGATCGGCGAGCTTGTCCTCGTTGCGGGTGACGCGTTTTTCCAAATCGTCCACTCCTTCGGCAAGCTCGTCGTTCTTATCCCCACAGGATTTGCGACACTCCTTGCAGTCCTTGCGGGTTACAAACTTGCCCGTCAGAGCAAGTCCGCCCAGGAATATGAGCAGCTGAATCACGGCCAGGATGTAGGGGTAGTAAGCGCGGATGAAGTGATCCACCATGCGTCTCCTCTAGCCGGGCAGCTCGCCCAGGGAACGGAGTTCCTGCTGGAGGGCGGTCAGATCAAGGTTGCCGGGAATCTCGACACCGGCGTCAGCCATGCGGATCACCAGCTTGGCCACAACGGTGGCCGGAACGGTGATGGTCGAGGCGACGCCGAGGCTACCGGCTACACCGGTGGCCATGCCGAGGATCGCGTCCTGGGTTTCGGGATCGGCGAAGAAAGACTGTTGTTCAGACATGGCTTACTCCTGATCGGATTTCGGGTTGTTTTTGAAGGACTGGTAGAGACGCTGGGCCGATTCGAGGAGGTCCATGGCTTCCGTGGCCAGGGCCTCGTAATCAATGCGAGCGGCCTCGCACTTGGCCAGATCGGACTCCAGGACGGCGAGCTGGGCGCTGTCGCTCTGGGGGCCGTTGTCAGCGGCGCTGGCCTCGACCTCGCTGGCCTCGCATTTCTCGGCTGCGATGCTCCAGGTCTTGGCGGCACCGATGGCCATGTCGATGGCGATCTTGGCCTTGTTCATCACCGGCTTCAGGTTTTCACCGGCCCACGCCTGCTGTTCGGGAGTCAGGCTCGGCCATGCCTCCAGGTAGCCGTTGTGGAGATCGATGTAGGTCCGGCCCATCTGCTCGGCATAGAACCGCGCCTGTTCGTGCGCCGGATACTGAGCCACCTGCTTGATCGCGCAGCCGGTGGTCATGCCCACGCACACAAGCAGGGCCAGCGCCACAGAGCCTTTGCCCAGGGCGACGTCCTTCTTGGCGGAGGCGCGTCCGACAGCGGCCCACACAGCGCCAGCGGCAAAGATGAGCTGCTCGGCCATGTAGGTCAGGTCGGTATCCGGCAGATCGACGCCGAGCTTGGGCAGCACGGCAGCCATGACTTTGACCAGGATCATGATGATGATGCCCTGGTAGGTCTTGCTCGCGAGGAAATTCTTGGAACCGTTCACGGTGCCTCCTATTTTTTGACCAGCTCAAAATGAACGAGGTCGTTGAAGTTCTGATCCGTCACGTCGTTGTCGCCATCCCAATCGCCGCCCCATCTGAGGTCGACGCCCTCTGCCTTGGCCACCATCATGACTTTGCCAGCGAGAAAAGCGCAGGCTCGCTCGTCCCAGATGATGCCCTTGCCGGAGACATAGGGAGCAACGTCGACGGCCTCGGACAGCTCCGGGGCTTCGGCGTTGTGTCTGCTGTTCGGCCACTGAACCTTGGAATTGCCGCTGGCATAGGCAAGCTCCTGATCCTTGCGGCCACGTCGGCCACAGACGACCGTGCAGTCGTGCTCTTTAACGACGCGTTCAAAGACGCGTTGCAGGTCGGGATGACAGGTTTCGAGACGTCGGCGTGATGTTTTTCCAAATGACGGCATTGCCCCTCCTCATGTTGCGTCCCAAGGGTGAGGGGGCGAGCCGTGTGTTTTGGCGGGACGGCCCGCCCCCTACAGCGACCGAGGGACAATCGGTAGGGCTATTGGATAACGAAGAAGCAATGGAGGTCGTCACCCGGAAGGCTTCCGGGTGGCACAAAAAAAGCCCCGGCGAACCGGGGCGTTATTGTGGTGGGGTCATTAAAAGTGTCCTGATTCCCCCTTTCTTGTCAAGTCTGTCATTCGAGTGGCAACGTTCCTTGCTGTGGACCGTCATGGCCATTGATAACGAGCCGGACATAGCGTTCCGTGGATTTGGTCTTGATGGCGATCTGGCGCTTGGAGTGATCACCGGTATTCCAGAGCCGCTTGATCTGCCCCTTCTTGTCGTCCAAAAACGCGCCTTGGGGGATGGTTATGTAGTCCTTGCCGTACACGGCGCACAGTTCGCCCATGACATCGAGGCCGATCAGATCCACCAGCCAGTGGCCCTCTTTCGGCGTCTCCGGCACGTAGAAAGAGACTCCGCCGATTTCACCGGCAAGAATGAGCGCGGCCTCTTCGCCGATCACCTGGGCGATCTCGCGCAGACCTTTTGGCCAGTGCTCATTGCTTGTGGTCATCTCGGCGTCCCTCCCTCGCGCTCAATCCAATCCTTCAGGGCTTCGATGGCCTTGCTGGCCTGATCGACATCGAGCCAGTCGGGATTGTCAACGCCGGTCTGGCGCTTCACCCAGGCGATGCACGGCTCCTTGCCGGACTTGTCGATGACGCCCATGGCCTCCAGTTCGCCCCACATCGCGTAGATTTTGCGGACGTACTTCTTGGCTGATTTCTTGGTCTTGGTGAAGGAAGCGCCCAGACTTTCCATGTGGTTCACCAGATCGTCGAGCTGATCCATGCGAAGATCGCCAGCGCTGTCGACGTCGTAGCGGTCGGCCAGCATGTTGCGGTAAATGTCATCATCCAGGCCAAGCTGTTTCTTGCCCATGTGAGCCTTGGCCAGCATCCCTTTCCGCCAGTTCGGATTGTACTTCTTTCTTGCCATGATGTGTGCTCCTCGGTCTCGTTATCGCAGTTGCAGGGCGGGTCGTAGATCATCGAAGCCCCGCACGTTTTGCATCGGTAGTGGTCGCTCATGCTTTGCCGAGAACGTTTATTCGGCGTCGTATTCAGCGATGGTCTTAAGGAGATACTGCCATGCCCCTTGCAAACCGTCGGCACATGCCCGAGCTGCGTGGAGAACCGGCTCGGGATCGCGATACCCGTTGACCTGAGATTGATCCGCTTCTCGGAAACTCTCCCGGCAATTGGGACACAGGTGCGTGGCGCTTCCTTCGACCATTTTGACTTCCAGCCACGAGGCTTCTTTCGGGGAACAACCAATCGGGACGATCAGTCTGGATTTGCAAAGATCGCATTCGTAGACGCTTTCCGAATTTGTTGTGTAATCTTTCATTTTATCATCTCCTTACGGACTAAAGGTTAATCAAAAAGCGATCCCTGCCGAAGCCGGACAGACTGAGCCGAGGGTTGCCCTTGAAATGTTGGCTTGAAAAATCCGAGCTGCCCCTTGCAAGGGGCGAAAGGCGATGTGGTAGCCACCACTATGTGCCAATGCCATGTGTCGGGCTGCGGGGAAGCCCAGGGAGAAATGCTGCCGTTCAATGTTGCGCTATTGATGACGGCCCTCCCCACGATTCCTCCCATATAGAAGGCTTCCGGGGAGTGGTAGGCGATGTGTTTGAAGTACATTTCCCGCACACCACAATATGCGGCCAGCCGTTCCGCCGCCTCTTTGATCGGCTGACGAGGGTACTCAAGAGCATCCCGATCCGGCTGGACACCCGCATGGATGTTGATGGTCTGTCCAAGATAACACGCCGGAGGCTCCCATGTGCGGTTTTCGATATCCTTGAGGCCGAGCACAATGAGTGCGGCCCATGGCTGACGGACTGATATTGCTATTTCCATCTTTTCTACTTCCTGTACTTCTCGTCTTCAGCGTTCATGGCCTTGGCGCAAATCTCAGCCAGGTATCTCGGAGCATGGGGCTTGAGCTTGTTCGGCAGGAACGCCACCACCGGGCGGGTGTACGGCTCGGTGTCCAGGATCACCAGATGCTCGCCCTCTTTGCTCACCTTGAACCGAGGCATCTACTCATCCCTCTCGCATTCTTCCTGCTCAATGGAACATTCAGCCATGGACACGGCCCTGGGCTTTACGGATGTCACCGGCACGATCTTCCGGGAGTAGGCCAGAGCTACGACCCACTCTCCGTCCTTGAGGAACGGCGGAACTGAGACGATGTCGCCTTCGGGGAGCTTGCCTTGCTCGCGGTACCAAACCTTTGCGCCCTGGGGCAGGTACAGGTTGACCGTAACCGTGCCGCCAGAGGCTTCGCCCAGGTCGACGCCGAAGACGTCGGCAATGCGCTCGCCGAGCACCCGACCAAGTTCTGCGGCACTCAAGAAGCTCCGGCGCTCATTGGGGCGAGTGTAGAAAGAGTGACCGACTTGAAGCCGGAAGTTATCCTTGTCACCACCATACTTAGACCAACTTTCCTCATGGTCGCCGGGAAAAACACAAAGCAACGGCCATGCGTTTTTACCTTTGGTGGCCGGGATTCTCAGCGGAGCTTTCAGACTGGGCATTGCTTACCTCTTGATGCCTATGAGAGCTTAGAGCGCTGCTCGTTGCCCAGGGCGGAAGACAAAGGGATAGACCGCCCATCATGCATTCCTTTGATCAAATCACCATCCCGGAATTTCTCCGGCTTGAACGACTTCTCCTGGACGTTGTCGGGCATGGCGTCTTCGATGGCGCTCTTTTTAACGACCACCAAACCAGTCTCCGTGACCGGGGTCTGCCGCTTCTGCTCTTGCAGCCTCTGGTGGATGGTATGGACTACGCCCCGTAGGTAGGATTCCCTGGCCATCTTTTTGGAGCGGTTCGAGCGCAGCCTTCGGCATTGGGTGCGCAGGTAGGTTGACCCCATGCGGAGCAACGTCCTGTAGAGGTACGTGTAGGTCCAGGCGCAGACCTCTTGATCCACGCCAACACCGATAAACACGGTGTGTCCATTGGGGGAATGGTAATAGTCGCAATCAAAGGCATCCGCCGTGACTCGTGCCAGACTATAGGCCCACCTTTCGAGCTTCTGGCGCGTCCGGGCCTTTGCCTCTTCGGCCTTGCCGGACCTTGATTCCAAGCCCGGTATATCAGTCATTTCCAGGTTGTACTTCGCCAGGAGAGCCTGGGCCTTGGCCGCTGCCGCTGCCGCTTCATGCTCATTCTCGGACGCGGACAAGCCCAAGAGCTTTTGTATCCGTTTGATGATGTCTGTTCTTTCCACTTTCTCTATCCTTTGGCTGCTCATCAGGCAGGGGCCACCACGCCCCAGCGACCGCCCCGCAGGGCGGTTTCGCTTAATTCACGGCCTCCTTGAGAGCCTTGCTGGGCTTGAACTTGACCCGCTTCCCTTCGGGAATCTCGATGGTCTTGCCGGTGTGCGGATTTCGACCAGTACGGGCCGCCGCCACTTCGACCTTGAAGGAGCCGAAGTCGGTGATCTTGATGTCCTCGCCGTTGGCCAGCTTCTCCCGGATAGTGTCCAGGGTGGCGTTGACGATCTCTTCCACCTCGCCCGCGCGGACGCGGTAGGGCTTCTTTTCCACAACAGCCTTGACCAATTCACTTTTGTTCATGATGCCTCCTTAAGGCAGGGCAGGGGTTAATGAGAGAATACGGGCCTGAGTCACAGGGCTGTCAGGTCCGCTGTTTCCATTGGGTTTCACGAAGTCCTGAAGCGCTTCCAGGATGCTCCGCATTTTCCGCATCGACTCGGTAGGTGAGTAGAGCTTGTCCCTGAACAGAAAGCCGATCAGGGAGACGTTGTCGTGAGAGAAATATTCGGTCAGCAGAGAGGCGGAAAAAGCGTCCAGAGGGCCGTCAAAGTGCAGCCGCTTGGAAAGCTCTTGGATGATCCCTTCCAGGAGGGCTTCGGAGCACTCTCCGAAGCCCCTGATCTCGGCAAGCCAGTCCTTGAACTGCTCGCCGCCGTCGCCCCTCAGGTATTCCTTGGTCAGCATGAAGAGGATGTCCCGCCGCATAGGTCCCTCCTACAGGGCCGCTATATCGAGCGGGATGGGCTTGTAGCTGTCATCGTTCTGGCGCTCGTAAAACCGGATATACGGCTTGGAGCCGACAACCTGGAGGCTGTCGCCGATGGCTTGCATTGCCTTGGCCCAGCGACCATCGGAGATGTCCAGACGCCTCAGGCCGAGGATACGGCCCACATTGATCTTGCCTTCCTGATCAACGCGGAAGGCGTCATTGATGATGGTCTTGACCTCATCGCGCCCTTCCGCCGTCCATTCGCGCAAGCACTCATCGATAAGGGCTTTTGCTGCCTGAAGCCGCTCGTCAAAGGTGATATGCTCGGCGATCTGCCGGACGATCTTGTACTGGCCATCGAAGCTGTAGAGGGTGACGTTGCCCTTCTTGCCGCCGAGCTTGGCGTCGTACTTCTCGGCGCTCGTCTCGACGAAAGCCTCGACCTCGCCCATTGCCTCGCCCTTGAACTTGGCGACCAGGGCGCTGACCTCCTTAGCCTTGCCGGCCAGCTCGTTGACGGTCTCGTCGCGGAGGATGTCGACTTCCTTGATGTTGCTCTCGGCGACGAGGTCGCCCTTGGCGTTTTTCCTGTATCCCGAAGGGATGCTGTTCTCGATGTTTTCCATGATGTCTCCTAGTTGACGGTGGCGAGTTCCAGACCATCCACGCGGCTGGCCTCAGCGGCGATGGCGCTGGCGATGGCATTGGCCTCGACGCGGTCATCACCATTCAGCTTGTCCGCCAGCTCGCGGAGCCGTGCGGTGCAATTCATCATCTTGCCGCTGATCGGTCCCTTGGGAGTCCAGCCCTGGTCTTTGTTGGTACGTGCGGTTTCGCTAGCCATGTCTAATCCTCCTGGGTTTCGTTGTGCTCGCACTTGCGGCAAGCCTTGTAGAGCCTGACGCGCATGCTGTTGGTGGACGTAAACGGTTGGGCTTGATTCCGGGCGCAATCAGCCTCGCTGATCTCGCCCAAGATCGGGCAGATGACCGTCCCGGCCATGAGGGCCAGTCGGACGGCCTTTTCGACGTTGTTGAGATTGCCGCGATACTTGTTCTGGAGAACCAAGCTCACGACGGCAGGAGAGAACCCGATCCGCTTGGCGGTCTTGGCCTGACTGGTGGAGTCGCACTCCGCTGCCAGGGTGATCACCCATTCGGGCATCAGGTCAGTCCACGCGGCCTTGGCGGTGTTCAGGGCAACGCTAGTCATCGTGGCCCTCCTGCCAAACAACCTCGTTTAAATTGGGGTCAAAAACCTGTTTAACGCGCTGAATCTGAGGCGACTGAGGGCCGGTGTTCCTGCTCGGAATCAGCCGGTACCGGGCCTGATTGCATCCGGGCTTGGCCTTCTTGACCAGGGCCAGATAGCCAGCCTTATAGAGGTGCTTGATGTAGTCCTTGGCGTCAGCTTCGTTGACGCTGACGTGGGCGGTGGAAGCGTTGATGGCGAGATCGGCGGCGCTGAAGGTGTCTCCCATCTTCATGGTGCGCCACATCTGCTCGCGATTACTGCCCATGGTCACTTCGGTGCCGTCCTTACGGAGGCGGGGAGCATCCAGGCCGCCCTTGACCAGTCGATAATGCACCGGCTGGCCGATCCCCTTTTCGGTAGGCGCGATCTTCTGGACGTATCCGCCTTTGACCAGTCTGTTCAGGTAGTCGCGGATCGTGCTCTTGGTGCCATGATTCGCGCCTTCGACTTTCAGCCAGATGTCTTTGATGGTGAAGGCTTGGTTCACGCCGAATTCAAGCACCATGATGCGCCAGAACTCTTTGTAGCCGGGAGCGGCTTTGTGTGCCGGTTGACGAGCCATTACATCCTCCCCCTGGGCGGACGGCCAGTGAACAGATCGCCATTGAAATCCTTCAAGTCGATGGTGGTCTTTCCGGTGGCGATGGCCTGTTCGCGGACGCGCTCCAGGTTGACGCATATGCGCCGGACACGGCCCTGTGAAGCATCGCTGATCTTCATGAGGAGAGCCGGGTCGATGGAGACGTCCTTGCAGTAGAGACGGGCAAGGTGATGAACGTCGTCGACGTCGGCAGGAGCGGCAGCTTGCCAGTCCAGGATGCGGTTGTGGAAGCGTTCCCACCGCTCCAGCTTGGCCGGGAGCAGCTCCTCGCCGATGAGGATGATGGCAGCGCCGGTCTTGTCGTGAATCTCGCGGACAAGCTCGACCATGCCTTTCTCGGCAACGTAGTCGAACTCGTCGATGATCAGCGGTTTGTCATCGAGCGCCAGGGCCTCGATAATCGCGTCCACCATGTCGGCGATGGTGCGGCCCTTCGGAGTGATGCCGATCTCGGACAGGAGCGCTTCGCAGAAACGCTTCTTGGTCCAACTGGAGCCGACTTCCACATAACGGGCTTTGTACAAGTTCGCGGCGTAGGTGGCCGAGAACGTTTTGCCGAAGCCGCTGAATCCGTGGAAAGTGGCCATGCCGGGAAGGTGATCCGGGCGTTCCATGACGCGTTCCACAAGCTCGGTAAACAGAGCCACGTTTTTGAGCGGTGCGATAGTGCCGTTAAGTCCCTTAGTCACTGCATTTCCTCCTTGTTAATTCCCGCCGATTCCAAAGCCTTTGCCTTTGAAATCTTCGTAGATTCTCATCTGAGCCTTGTACTCAGGTGTCGTCTGGTATCCGCCAAGCCACTGAGCATCCTCAGGAGCTACAAATTCCTTGTTTTCGATGGCCGCGATCAGCTCCAGGGCCTCTTCAAAACGCCCTTGCTTGGTTGTCCGCCTGGGCAGTTCAATCACATTCTGGACAGGGGCTTCTTCCAGGGCCTGAATCGTCTTGGCCTGGATCGCCTTCTGGCGCTCGGTCAGAGGCTCGACCTCGATGACGCTCATGCGGGTGCCTTCCAGTTCGTCGAGAATCTCTTGTCTGTGCGTCTCAAGACGCTTGGCGCGTCCGATGGCACGTTTCTCTCGCGCTTCTTCCAGTACGGATTTCGGGAAGTAGTCGATCTTGTTGGCGTCAAGTTCCGCCGTGCAGATGAAGCGTCCTTCCAAGTCCCGCACGTACACCTTTGACGAATCGTGGATGTCGTAGCCGACCTGCACTTCTTGCTCGTGGTAAGGAGTGAGAGCCGTGTTGAAGTAAATGCCTTTGAAGAGCTTGATCTCGCATCGACGCACGGTACGAATCTCGTATGGACGGAAACAATCCCTCAGCTCTGCCGGTTCCGCCCAGATCAACTCAACGCCATTGGCGATATGTTGATCCCAGCATTCCGCCGGAGTCATGTGGCGCTTCCTGCCAGTCTGCGGATCGCGGATTTTGGGCAACTCTGAATGAGGTCGGTTATTGTACTTCGTGACCTGTTCTTCAGCCCACGCCATGAAGTCTTCCCAAGAAGGCATAATGTCAGACTCCCCCTTGAGCTTGATGTCGCTCCTGGTGCGTTTAAACACGGCCTGACGGGCTTCCTGATCCATGTCGTGACCGACATAGGTAGGCAGCCCTTTTGCGGCCCGAATCCAGCACGTCTTGTTGAAGCCTTCGATTATCCCGCGAGCCTGGGAATTGTATGCGATGGAATGGGTCTTGGTGATTCCGAGCCTGTTCATCACGCCTGTAGCTGGCCCATCCTGAAAGTCGTTTTTGTACCCGCAGCCGTTATCAACGTAGAAGAGAGCGCAGATGGAGCCGCGCTCAATGGAGCAATTCAGCGCATCGGCAACGGCAAATGAAGATTCCGCAAGGGCCACACTCCAGCCAACACAAACCCTTGTGGCCACGTCCAGCACGCTGATCATCTCGGGGCGGAATGGACGCCCATGGCGCGGGTGCGCCACTTCCAGGTCCATGCAGTGACCATCTGACGTGAAGCAATCGGCAGGGAGAAGGTCTTTGGTGTCACGGCGCTTGAAGGCGAGCATCGTCTTCAATTCACGCGGGCCAAGGCGACCTCTATTGGCTTCGACAACGCCAAGAGCCCTGATCTCGCGCTCCACGGTGGAAAGTGACGGCAGCTTGACTCCCATCTTTCCGAGTTCTTCATGGCAATAAGCGATGGAAGGCTTGGTCGGCTGGCGGTACATGTTGAGAACTTGCGGCAGCCATTTAGGGATAGGACGGCCCTGAGAAACTTTGGGAGCTAAGGCGTCAGCTCCGTCTTGTTTCAAGGTCCGCCGCCAGTTGCGAAGCGATGTGGCCGAGACGGCCCGGTTCTGACCGCGCTTGGCATTCGCGGTTTCGACCAGCTGGAGCATTTCGTCGGTGAGCTCACCGGCCTTGGCCAGTTTCGCGAATTCCTTCTCGGCCTTCATGATGCCGATGCTGTGTCCCAGAGCCTCAACCTCGCGCAGGATCGCGAGACGGGCGTCGCGGATATCTCGTTGCCACTCCTTGAGAGGAGCGCTTTGCTCAGCGGGAAGGTTGTTTTCTCTGACCACCGGAGTCGGCTTCGCGATCTTGAGCTGATCAGCTAAGCGACCAGCAATTTGATCGCGTGTCTTTTGGGGCATCGTAGCGATGATGAATTCGTTACCCCCACCCCTGCCCTTGCGAGGACGAGATTCCCACCCCTCGCGCTTGGATCGCCTCAGGACTGTGCTAATGGTGCAGCCGAGAAAGCTGCTCAATTCAGAGCTGGAGTATGCAACTTTCACCGGTTGCCTCCTTGCCCTTCAATTCCCAGAGCCATTGGTGGACAGCCATTGGCGAGAAACCATTTTTGGATGGGCTTTGAGGTCATAGACCCTGAATAGAAACGGCGAATGCCTGATGCTCCTTTAGGACGCCCCATCTTGATGGCGATGTCTTCGGAGGTGAGCTCGTTCTCGGCCATCCAGGCACGGACAAGCTTTTTGACTGGCTTGTTGTTCATGACCGACTCACCCCGTGCAACTGCTTAGCTTCCTCACGAAGCCGTTTCTCTTCCTTACGAAGCTCCTTCTTTTGATCGTCGATCTTGCCTAGGTGGTAAAAAGGCACTTCTTGCTTCGGCAGGGCCAGCATCCCCGCTGGCTCCAGAGCGGTCTGAGCTATCGAGGCATCGTCCAAGACTACAGACAAAGCAGCGGCGTACTCCAAGGGAATACGCCGATCCTTTTTCTCCTGGGCTGCCCAATTGTCGATCTGATTGGTACCGATTTTATCACCGGTGAGTCGGGAGACTTCTTCAGCTACCACGTCGCGGGATAAGCCGGACTGCTTGAGAGCCGTCCTGATGGCTTCCTTGACGGCATCCGAGCACCGCATGGAGCCACTTCTATATCGCTGGCTCGGAAGCTCGGACATTGGGAGGGTTAGTTGAATGGGCCTCGCGTCAGACATTTACCACACCTCGGACGTTGCACATTTGGTTCCGGGCGGGTACAAACGAGATTGACAAGGTAACGTTTTGTGACCGCCCACGATCACTATTTGTACCAATTGGATAAAAAAGTCAACTCCAATCGGTGCAAAAGTTAGCCGATCAGATTGCCCGCATTGCCAGTCGGCTTTATTTTTCTATTCTAGATGGTTACAGGTTTCTTTTGCATTTGTGGGCGTGCAAAGGTTCGTGCAAATGTTAAAGCGCGGAAGTTTTGCATATGATCGGAGAAAGGATACAACTAGTTCGCGGAAAGCGTAGCCGTGAGGCGTTTGCTGACGAGTTAGGCATACATTCACAGACTCTTGGGCGGTATGAAAAGGGCGAGAGAACGCCTGACGCCGAGTTTGTTGCCAGCTTTTGCGACCGGCTAAAAATTAACGCCAATTGGTTGCTTTTGGGCAAAGGGGCAATGGAGCTTTCTGAACGTCTCGAAAAGGAAGGGGCGAAATATCCTGATCTTATTACATCCTTGATCGACCAGCTTTCTAAGGAGCGAGAGATCAATCAAGGGTTAGCTTCGGAAAATAGAGAGCTAATGAGAGAGAACCGCGATCTACAGGTAGAGTTGGTCGAAGCAAGGACGCGAGCGGCTCCATCTGATCAGTCCGATCTGCCAGTCCAGAAATCCGCGTGAAGAAAAGGGGCGGCCACTTGAGATTAATAAAATAGTCCAAAACGTCTACTATAGATATCGAATGCAAGCATCAACAATTCTTTAGTTTTCTAGACTTTTTTCTACATGAGGACTCTATGAAGCGAGCTAATACTCTTATTCTGATAATTGCGATCTTTTTGCTTGGAGCTTGTAGCGATAGCATTTCGCCAACCGTTGAAGATTTTTCGATTAAAATTCAGGACGATGGAAAGCTTATTGTCGATTTTAAAACCAATTTGCCTGATGGGGTTGAGATGGATGTCTCCATTCGCAATCCAACTCCCGACAGAAGCGGCTTCGGAGCTGGCGCATTTGACGATCCGAGCGGGTATCCAAAGGTTAAGAACGGAAGGTTGACCGGATGGTTTTCCAGTGCGAATAAATACGGCATGGACAAAGGCAATTACACGATTTTAATATCAATATTGCCTAATCAAGCTGCTCTTGGAGAAGGCAACATAAGGCTCGCCGGTGAGTATGTGACCACTTCAGCGATATCGAAAGGCTTTGAATTGCGTTTACAGGAAAAGGTTCCCGACGTTCTTGCTCAGCAGTAG